TCGCCGCTGTAATGTTTGGAACAAATATGTGGTAGTTACCAGCAGTATTGTTAAAGTTCACATCAACCTCTGTGATTGATTGTGTAGCACTTAACTGTTCGTTAAAAGATGTTACACCAGCACCAACGATTTCAGTTCCAGAAGAAACTGCAGTGTTAGTTGCTGTGCCAGAAGTTGCACTTAATGATAAACCACCAGCAAGAGTTTCTCCTGCAGCAGTTGTAATACCAATCAATGCTCTGTGAATGAAAAATTTAGTAGGGGTTACTAGTCCGTCTGGTGCGTCTGTATTTAATGCACCAAGCTCTACAAGAACATCACCATCTCCGTATGCAGTTGATGCTGCATTTGTTGATGCCAATGTACCAGCAAAAGATTGTATCTTTCTAGTTCCCATTGATATTAGTTGTCCAGTTGAATTTACTGAAAAACCTGTTTCTGTTATTGCGCCAGTAGAAGCAGCTTTGTTGATTACGTTGAATCCACCTTCTGTTCTTACCGGACCGCTAAATGTACTGTTAGCCATTTTTATTCTCCTCGATCATATAGATCTTGTCATACAGTCTCTATATCGTCTGTCTAGCCAGTCTGTATAACTTGTTATGCTAGAAATAATGGGGCACATTATGTGCCCCACTAAATGATTTACGCTCCTGGTGATCCGAAGATACCTCTCCAGTCAGAGAACCCAAATGAGTATCTCTCTCTAGCTTTGTATCTAACATTACCAGTGTCGAAGTCGCCTTCCATCGCAGTTCTGATAGGAGCTCTAGTGAACATTTTCAGTCCATTAGGAGCATCTGTTTTAATGAAGAACGCGTCAGTATCAGTTAGGAAGTTGTTTACCACATAACCTTGTGGTACCATTCCCATTGATCTAACTGCGTTGATATCATTATCAGCAGTTCCTTGTCTTCCTGCAGACTTCATTAACCTCTCAGCAGTGAACTGAAGGTTTACAGGTATAATCATTTTCATACCTCTAAGAGCAATTTTCATTCCTCTTTCATCCTTCATGTCAGCGATATCAATTAGCATCTGCTCAAGCGAAGTTTCGTTTAAGTCAGCTGCAGTCGATAGCTCGTTCTTTTGCGTTCCACTAAGTGTTGGGTGATCAGTAGCGCAAAGCTCCTTATCATCACCACCAAGGAAAGAACTGTTAAACGCTCTGTTAAGAACGTTAGCAGCCTTAATTTGCTTAGTGTTAGCCATAGATCTTGCTAAAGCTTTTGTGTATCTTGTGCTGATTTTGTCGTAAAGGTTATCCTCTACGGCTTCTTCAGTTAATGAGAAAGCCAAAGCGATTGTTTCGTGTGAATAGCGTGCAGTGAAAGTTTCTTGTGCTGATTCATATACAACACCAGATCCCTCCGGTTTTACTTCTGCGTTGCCAAATCCACCTAGCATCACTTCTTCTTCAAAAGCACGATCAGAATTTTCTAAATCGAAAATTTCTGTGTGCTGGTTTTCGTATCGGTCATATTCTAATCCGAACAGGGCATTCAAGCCAGGTTCGAGTTCTTTGACCAATTGCATTCTTGAAATTGCCATTATATCTCTCCTCTAGCTATTATGTTCCAGTGATACCTGTGCCCAATTTAACGTGTTCGTTAAACATAACGTACCAGTTAGCATTAGCACTTGAAGCATCATCGTTTTCTGGATCTTTCGTAATCCCAATGATTTTGACCTGTAAGCCAGCTGTAGTAGCTTCTGTTGAATCATCTATCTCGTTTTTAGATAGACCATTAACAGTGCTGCCTGCAGTAAGAACTGTATCAGTATTTTTACCGATGTCAGTTTTGGCTAGTGTGCCATCACATTGAGCTTCAAAAAGCATGTACGGATCATCATAGATATACGCGTCAATATTAGTTGAACCAGAGATCGAACCTGCAGAGGTTACGTTTATGCTCCCTGGATAATAATTTGAGTAAGTTGGCTTTTTGCTAGTAGGGTCAATGTAGAAACAACCATTGAATACACCAAGAATAGTTGCGCCTGAAGCAGTTCCTTTTATTACGTAACCGCCAGACTGTAACACGTGATCTCCTTTAAAGATCGCTGTGCCATAGTTATCCTCAATAGTGTACATAGTTGTACCCATATTTTGAACACCACTACCGACTTTACCAATTGGTCTTAACCCAAATGCTGCGTCAATATTAGCCATGATTTTATCCTCATAGTAATTTGTTACAACATACTCACCGCGAGCATGTCGTTATTTGTAACTTATGGAGAAAAAACTAGTTGTCTTTTTTACCGCCACCAAATGTTACGCGAGTTCGCCTGCTTTCATTATGTACAGGCATGCTAGGATGTTGGTCCTTCAGAGGATCGTTTGCAACAGCATCATCTTTATCTTGCGCAACTTGTGCAAAATATTGTTTTCGCTGCTCAATAATCTCGTTAGGAATTCTTGCTAGCATCAAACCTCCAACAGCTATAACACCTTGATATCTACCTGATTCCATTTGCGGCCATTCCATGTCCGGATATTCATCTGCTCTCACAAATTCCCATCCTTCTCTCATTCTCGCAGATACATTCTTTGAATCCATCTGTCCGATTGTTTCGGCCCTAATCCAACGGTGTTTAAATCCGTTAGGTGCAGGTGGTGCGTCTAGTTGTGATGGTGGAGCCCATTCTTTCCTTCGCTCGGTTTTAGCTCTGGTTTCAGACTCGCGTGACGGTAGTTTTGTTTTTGTATTTGTATTCATATGCCTACTCCTTCACGTACTTCGCATATTCGCTTAGTGGCACACCTAGTTTTTTTGCTATGGCTACCTGTGACGGTGTGAGTCTCACAGAACCTTTACGCGCCTTTCCTGGTGCTGCTCTGTTAGCAGAGGCAACTGTTTGGGAAGGCGAAACTTGTTGTCCAAATTTATGAGGAAAAGTATCCCTCATTCTTTTGTCTACTTCACTATAGTATGAATCTGACTGCGGGTCAAATCCTTCTTCCATTAGTTTACGATGAATTGAGAAAGAAGTCAAGGTCATTGGTTCATCTGTACCAAACCATTCATTCTTTTCAGCCCAATCTTTAGCTTTTGGGTCAGGTTGACGAGGTGGTGCAGGTTGCCTAGGCATTGGTTGCTGAGGCATTTGTGGTTGATTTGGGTCAACCCCTTGAGCTTGCATCTCCTGTTGTAGTCTTTCTCTTTGTGCTTTGTGTGAAGCTGCACGTTCTTCTTCTATAGACAATCTACTTATTTTAGCTTGTGCTTCTACTTGTTTATCTACATCACCAAGATCCATAGCTTGTTTTAGTTCGTTCTTTGCTTGTGCCATCTGTGCTTCCACACGATCGGCAAACTCAGTTACGTAACCAGTATCTATTTGATTTGATCTTGCTGCTTGAGTCTGTGCTTCTTTCTGTACTCCTTGTGCATATTGCACAGCAGCTTGTTCACGTCTTTCAGCTTCTCTTAATTTTTTAGTTAACTTATCTATTCTTGATTGAACCTTGTGTCCGTAATCATCCATTTCTTCTGAAGATGCTGTTTCTACTTCCGTTTCTACAGCTGGTGTATCTTCATCAGAATTTATGGTTTTTGCAGTATCTGCTATTTCTACATCTACAGATGAGCCAGTGTTAGGTAAATCTACCATCTTTTCGTCTGCCTCACTCTGTGTCTGCACTTTATTTTCTGCAGGCATATTTTCTCCTGTTAAGTTTTAAATTGCAAGATATCCTCTGGGTCCTTTACCACAGCAATTATCTCGTCCTCATTTAGTATCCTAACTTCACCACCTTCTATTCCAAACCTAGATCCAGCGTAACGACCAAATATAATCCAATCGTTTACTTTACACCAAGGTCCATTTGGAAATCTCTCTTCATCCTTATAACAATCTGGTCCTAGTTTAAGAACCAAACCAGTGACTGTTGTATAGCCACGTTCTTCCATATGTTGATCTGTTAATATTACACCACCTTTTGTTTTGCCTTGTCCTTTATAAGGTAAAACTAACAAACGCCATCCAGTTGGATCT